AAACAAATCAAAGGTAAAAGCATCAGCAACCTCATCTAGTGCCATCCGTGGTGGTTCTTTCAACCTGATCTTTTTGGACGAGTTTGCGTATGTCCCTCCGAACATCGCGGATGACTTCTATGCTTCTGCCTACCCTACTATCTCCTCTGGTAGCGATACGAAGGTATTGATCTTCTCGACTCCAAACGGACTGAACATGTACTATAAGATCTGGACAGATGCAGAGGAGAACAGAAACTCATTCGTTCCCATATCTGTAGATTGGTCGGATCTTCCAGGTCGTGACGAAAGGTGGAAGAAGCAGCAGATATCCAACACCTCTGCCGAGCAGTTCCGAGTGGAATACGAATGTGATTTCATCGGTTCCACCAACACTCTCATTACTGCCACCAAACTTAAGACTATGGCATACAAGTCACCAATCAGTAAGAGCGAACAAGGACTCAACATCTATGAATATCCAGAAAAAGATCATGCTTATGTCATGGTGGTGGATACTTCCAGAGGAGTCGGATTTGATTATCATGCTTTCATAATAGTAGACATAACTGAAATACCATACAAGATTGTTGCAACTTTTAAAAATAATGAAATGTCTCCGATGATCTATCCGAATGCGATCTATCCAATTGCCCAGAAATACAACGATGCTTATGTGTTAGTAGAAATTAATGACATCGGTGGACAGGTTGCGGACATTCTGTATAACGAACTGGAATACGAAAACATGCTCATGTCCAGTTTTCGTGGAAGAAAGGGACAGACTCTTGACGGAGGATTCGGTGCATCTCAGACTCAACTGGGTGTTCGAACCACCAAACCTTTGAAAAGAATTGGCTGTTCTATTCTAAAAAGTATGATAGAAGACGATAAACTAATCATAACAGATCTGTATATAATACAAGAATTGGTGAGTTTTGTTGCCAAATCTTCCTCCTACGAAGCAGAGTCTGGACACAACGATGACTTGGTAATGTGTATGGTTCTGTTCTGTTGGTTGACCACTCAGGGATATTTTAAAGACCTGACGAACATGGATATAAGAAAGAGATTGTTTGACGAAAAATTAAGAGAATTAGAAGATGAGATTGTACCTTTTGGTTTTATAGAAAATGGACTCGAAGATGAAGAAGAGAATAAGGACAATCAGGGAAATGTGTGGCATTCTTACTAAAAACCATAAAAATATACATAAAGTAGAAAAATAATTCGTAAGCGAATTGCTAAAGGAGATAAAAATGGCATTTCAATTGAGTCCAGGCGTTAATGTTACAGAAAGAGACTTGACTTTAATCGTTCCTGCCGTTGCCACAACGAGTGCGGGATTGATTGGCGTGTCCCAATGGGGCCCAGCAAATGAGGTAGTAATCGTAACAGACGAGAAAGATTTCATCGAAAATTTCGGTGTACCCGCGTTCGACGCAGATTACGCCAGATATTGGTTCACTGGTGCAAATTTCTTGAAGTATGGTAATAATCTAAAATTCATTAGACTATTGGCAGACGACGATAGAACAGCAGTTGCATCTGGTACAGGTATCTCTACCATATACAACGGCGATTCCTACCTCGCAAATTATGCCAGTTTAACTTCTGGTGCGTTTATTGCAAAATATCCAGGCGAACTTGGTAACAGTCTCAAAGTAGTAGTTTTGGACTATACTCCAACAGACGAAGCGGATATGACCAACTCTACCGCATCGGATGATTATTTTGATCTCATCGACAACTTCGATGGTGTTCCAAATACATCAGTATGGGCAGAAACAGTAACTGGTAATGCCAATCTCCACGACGAAATTCATATTCTTGTAATAGATGAAGATGGAAAGTTCACTGGTGTAGCCGGTACGATTCTTGAAAAGTTTGCATTCCTCTCCAAAGCAAGAAACGCCAGATCAGCAGACGGTACTTCGAATTATTACGCAGATATAGTGAACAATCGCTCCAAGTATATCTGGTGGGGTGCTCATCCAACCGAATTACAAGCATCTGGTAAGAACTGGGGCACTGAAGTTGATGCTTCTTCTGTAGCGTTTAAACTCATAGACACTGTTGCTCTTGCAGGAGATGGTATTATCAGTGAGAACGACAGAAAACTATCCTTCTCTCTTTCTGGCGGAGTAACCGCAGGAATAACATCTGGTAATATGGTTTCGGAAGCAGATATTGCTGCCGCATATAGCACATATTTTGAGAGTGGACAAGAAGTAGATGTTGCTCTGCTAATCGCAGGACCAATGGAGTCAGCAACGAATGCAAAGGTAGTCATTGAAGTTGCGGAAGCAAGAAAAGACTGTGTTGCTTTCGTATCTCCTTGCCCAGTGAGCGGCGTGGGAGATGTTTCCACGATAGATCTACAGGACGCACTGGACTTCAGAGTTGCACTTAACATCTCATCGTCTTATGGTGTTCTCGACAGTGGCTGGAAGTTGCAATACGATTCCTACAATGATCGTTACATTTATGTTCCTCTCTGCGCCGATGTTGCAGGAACTTGCGCTAGAACCGACTTCAATTTCGATCCTTGGTTCTCACCAGCCGGTTTCAACAGAGGACAAATCAGAAATACAGTTCGTCTTGCCTACAATCCAGGCAAGGGTGATCGTGATGAACTCTATAAGAAGGGTATCAATCCAGTTGTGTCCTTCGAAGGTGAAGGTACTGTCCTCTTCGGAGACAAGACACTTCTCTCCAGACCAAGTGCATTCGACCGCATCAATGTTCGTCGCTTGTTCATAGTTCTTGAGAAGTCGATTGCTACAGCAGCCAAGTTCCTCCTCTTCGAATTCAACGATGAGTTTACCCGCGCTCAGTTCAGACAACTGGTTGAGCCATACCTCAGAGATGTTCAGGGTAGAAGAGGTATCACCGACTTTAGAGTAGTGTGCGACGAAACAAACAACACACCACAAGTTATAGATTCGAATAGTTTTGTTGGAGATATCTACATCAAACCAACTCGTTCTATCAACTTCATCCAACTCAACTTCATCGCAACACCAACGGGTGTCTCCTTTGACGAAATTGGCGCCTAAATAAATAAAGAAAAAGGATCATAGAACATGTCTCAATTTAGTATAAACAATTTTACCGCTGCGTTTGATGGCGGTTCTAAACCAACACTCTTTAGATGTACTGTAAACGGATTTGGTAATTTAGGTGATCTTAGATTCTTTGGTAAGGCATCGTCTCTCCCTGCTTCCACAATCGGTGAGATTGCCGTACCATACATGGGTCGTACAATCAAAGCACCTGGCGATAGATCATATGAAGATTGGCAAGTAACCATTCTCAATCAAGAACAAATGGATCTTCGTAAGATCTTTGAAGATTGGAATCGTCAGTTCAATGACCATGTTGCAAACATCGCAACTGGTGCTGGTTTGTGGAATGCAGTAAAGCAATATAATGCGACAATCGAACAACTCGACAGAGCAGGAAGACCAGTAAGAACATATAAGTTCTATGCTCTCTTCCCCAAGGAAGTTTCCTCAGTAGATGTTGCGTTCGATCAGGTAGATACCATCTCTGAATTCACTGTCATGTTTGCCTATACATACTTTGAGTTAGCATAACACAAGGATAAATTTATATCATGGCATGGGATTTCTTTGGTTTTACATTCTCTAGAAAAGAGAAGGAAGACGATACTTTCTCGATAGTTCCACCTCCTGTTGATGACGGATCAACCGTTGTCGAAGCAGGAGGTGGTCTACAAGGCTATTATGTCGATCTGGACGGAACCGTTCGTACAGAAACAGACATGATACGAAAGTATCGTGAGATGTCACTTCACGCCGAAGTAGAGATGGCAGTGGACGATGTGACTAACGAAGTCATCACCGTTGATGCCAGAGAAAAGATTATCAAACTCAATCTGGACAAGGTAAATGTCTCGGACAATATCAAGGAAAGAATGCAGGAATCTTTTGATGAGGTTCTTTACCTTCTTGATTTTGAAAGAAAAGCATATGATATCTTCCGTAGATTCTATATCGACGGAAGACTTTACTATCATATCATTCTAAATGAAAACAAGAAGAAGGGTGCAAAGGAATACAGAAATGTAGATCCACTCCGCATTCGCAAGATCAAGACTGTGAAAGAAAAGGAAAAGGTGGGAAATATAGAAGTTCCAACTGATATGGAAGAGTTCTATATGTACATGCCTTTTGATAGAGCCACACCTAGCACATACAACATAAACTACAACACCGTAGAACAAGGTGTAAAGATTGCTCCAGACTCGATCAATTATGTTCATTCTGGTTTATACGATCACACCACAAAGAAGATAGTGGGATTCCTTCACAAAGCAATCAAACCGCTGAACATGCTTCGCATGGTAGAAGATGCCACGGTGATCTACCGCTGGTCGAGAGCACCAGAAAGAAGAATCTTCTATATTGATGTCGGTTCTCTTCCAAAGAACAAAGCAGAGCAATACTTGCGTGAAGTAATGAATCGCTATCGCAATAAGGTTGTCTACGATGCAAGTAGCGGAGAAATTCGTGATGATAAGAAACATATGTCCATGCTTGAGGATTTCTGGCTACCAAGACGCGAAGGTGGTAGAGGAACCTCAATCGAAACACTTCCTGGCGGTCAAAACCTCGGAGAAATGGCAGATGTTCTGTATTTCCAGAAGAAACTATTCCGTTCTCTGAACATACCAGAATCTCGTCTGCAAGCCGACAATGGATTTAACATGGGTCGTGCGTCCGAAATCAGCAGAGACGAACTAAAGTATTCGAAGTTCATTGCAAGACTAAGAGTGAAGTTTGGTGAACTGTTGCTGAACTTCCTAAAGGTTCAATGTCTTTCCAAGCAAATTATGAGTGAGGATGATTGGTTTAAGATCTGTCAAAGAATAAAATTAGACTATGCAACAGACTCTTATTTTGCCGAATCCAAGCAAGCGGAAGTATACAAGGATCGCATGGCTATCATGCGTGAAGTAGCGGACTACTCTGGTAAGTTCTTCTCCGATTATTGGATTCGCAAGAATATTCTTCGTCAAACAGACGAAGACATTGCAGAAATCGACGAACAGATTCAACAAGAGAAGGCAGAAGAAATGGCTCAAGTACAAGCACAAGAGCAAGCATCAGTAGGTGGAGAAGTTCCGCCTGAACAAGGTGGTGCAAGTGCTGGTGGTGATCCATCTCAACAACAATTATCACCATCACCTCAAAACTTTATAAGTAGTAAAGGTGTGGACTACGATGCAAGTAGTCTGATCTGAAAGAGGAATCATGGGTGATTTTGATCTTAAACGATTTCAAGAAGTAAACTCAGATGGTTGTGCAGACACCACATGTGGTCGTTCTGTAATTGTAAACGAAGATCCGTGTCCAGATTGCTGTGGTGATGGAGGAGGAGGGGGGGGAGAAGGACCTCCTGGTCCCCCTGGTCCACAGGGCCCAAAAGGTCCTGCTGGTCCGGCAGGTCGTCCTCCTCTGATTCGCTGCGGTTGTCTTGCAACCAATCCGACAGATGGTGGTAGCGGTGGTCCAATTCAACAGGAATGTATTGATAATATCACTGGTAGAGTGGTGATGAGTATATCTAGTTTGAATTATTTTTCTTTAAATTCCACATCTAACACTTTCTTTCAAGCAAACTGCTCACCTACTTGTGGTTATTTTAATGTAACAAATGCAACTCAAGCAAATCCCTCTTTAGGAAATTCTGTTGGAACTTTGGGTCCAAGTTCCACTATACTTACTGGTGACAAATATATCGTTGCTTGGGGTTATATCGGAACTGGAAATGTACCAAATACAAACTACACTTGGAAATATGGAGATTTCAAGAAAATAAATGGTTTGGATGTGGATGAATTAACAGCAACTCAAGGTGCTAAGTTTACATTCATGCCAACCGACTCTTTGTTCACAGGAAATGGACAGATAGATCTTGGTGGTTGGAAGAGTCTAGTAGAGGGATCAGCAGATCCTGATGGAGATCTAGTAGCAGCATTTTTAAATGATTTTCCACAGTGTGCCACCGATGGTTCTGGAACTCCACCAGGTCCAAAAAATGGTCAAGGTGGTGATATATGCGAC